ACTTCTCCAAGCAGACGTTCGAGGACGAGTGCGCGGCCATCAACGCGGTTCAGGCGGCTAAGCTCGACGGCCTGACCATCGCGCTCGGAGGTGACGCGAGCGCCGACGCTCATATCCGCTGGGTCGGTGCCCAGATCGTACCGGACGCAGCCGAGGCGAGCGCTTGGCACGGGATCAACCGGTTCGAGGCCACGGTCTCAAGCTGAGCCTTGCCGGGGATGGCGCTCTAGGTTATCTCAGCATCCATGTTCCGGCTCCTCACCTTACGATTGCGAACACGCTGAGCGGCCAGACGCGCCGCTCTATGGCGGCGTAGTCCAACTGGTAGAGACGGCAGGCTTAGACCCTGCGCGATGGGGGTTCGAATCCCTCCGCCGCTACCATCCCCCCGATAGCCCAACTGGCAGAGGCACCGCCCTCAAGGCGCGGCAAGTGTAGGTTCGAAGCCTACTCGGGGGACCATAGGCCCGTTTAGCTCAATGGCAGAGCATCGCTTTCGTAAGACGACGACGCGGGTTCGATTCCTGCAACGGGCTCCACCTCCTGACGAACCTACAACGACAGCAGCCCCGAAGGTACATTCGCGCATAGTCGAGCCCCGTCGTGAGGCGGTGCGTCCCTTGATGGAGCCTTGAGATGGCGCAGCCGAAAATCCTCCGCGGAACCTACTTCTCGCTGATGCTGGGCGATGGGGCCGGTCCGGAGACGTTCACTGCCCTCTGCGGCATCACGACCCGCAATTTCACCCACCAGTCGAACACCAACGACGTCTTCACCCGCGACTGCGCCGACCCGGAGAACGTCCCGGTCCGCAACATCATCGTCAGCGGCGTCCAGTGGGACCTGACCGGCGAAGGCGTCCTCAACCGGTCCAACCTCGAGGCGATCCAGGCCGCCGACGACGGCCAGCCCCATAACTGGCGCTACCTGTTCACCGAGCCGACCGGCGACGAGGAGTATCAGGGCTATTACAGTGGCGCCGGCATCATTACGAACCTCACCATTAACGCCGCCGACGAGCAGTTCGCGACCATCTCGCTGACGATCGCCTCCGACGGCGAGTGGGCTTGGACCGAAGTCACGCCGTCCTAATGTCCGACTGCACGATCGACCTGGAGTTCGCGGACGGCTCGTACACGTTCGCGCTCCCGCTCCCCCAGATCAACGAGCTGCAGAAGAAGACGGGCGTCGGCATCGGCGGTCTTTTCGCGCGCGTGCTCAAGGGCTGCATGAACGTTGGCGACGACGTCGTGCTGGCGCCGGGTCAGGCGGAATTCTACGCGCTCGATCTCATCGAGACTGTGCGCCACGGCCTGATCGGTGGCGGCAGGGGAATGGTGAACGGCGAAGAGATCAAGGTGACGCCCGCGATGGCGAACCGCTTGGTCGACACTTACGTCCTCTCCCGCCCGCTGAACGAAAGCTGGAGCCTCGCCGGCGCGATCCTCGGCGCCTGCATCGTCGGGTACGATCCGCCAAAAAAAGGCGAGCCCGCCCAGGAGCGGGCGGCCGAGACGACGGATACCTCGATTACGCCCTAGCTCTCGCCAACTGCGCCGGGATGAATATCCCCCCGAGCGAGGCAGACCGGCTTTCCCTTTGGAAATATGAGGCGGTGCTTTACCAGTGGAATGAGGCGCAGGGCGGCAGCGACATCGAAGCACCCGATCCCGAAATCGCCATTCCGCTGCTCGAGCGGATCAACGCCGACCCGCGCCTGACGCACTAGGGCGCGAACCTACAGCCTCTCCTTGCCGCTCCGTAGGCTGCGCCAATGGCCTACGAAGCTGATCGTGTCGTCGTCGAACTGATCGCCAAGACCGATAAGCTGGACGGGCCGGTCAAGCAGTCTGCGTCGACCTTCGACGCCAGCATGACGAAGATCGAGGGCGCGGCCGGCAGGGCGGAGAAGGCCCACAGCAAGCTCACCGCCTCGGTTGGCCAGAACCGCATTGCGATGATGGAGTTCTCGCACATCGCCCGCGGAACGGCGGACCAGATCGCCGCCGGAGCTCCGGTCACGCAAGTGCTCGCTCAGCACATGGGAATGCTCGGCCAGGCGATTACTCTGGCCGGCGGCACCGCCAACAAGTTCACGGCGTTCCTTGGCGGTCCGTGGGGCTTGGCCGCGACAGTCGCGATTGCGATCATCGCCAGGCTCGTCCTTGGCCACAAGAACGAAAGCGAGTCGGTCAAGGATCTCGTCGAGAAGCTGAAAGAGCATTCCGAAAAAACACACCTGAGCGAACAGGCGGACGCCATTTGGGCGCGCACGCTCGACGCATTGATCGACCGGCAGAAGAAACTGGCCGATACGCTTGAAGATCGTTTGAAGGTTCAGGCCGACGTCGACAGGCAAGAGCTAGCCGGCGCCAAGAAAGATGCCGCCAAGCTCCAAGGCGAACTCGACAAAGAACGCGCCCTTCTGGCGGATCTCAAAAAGCAGCTGGAGCAGGTCAAGGCGGGGAACGTGGCCATCCCCTCTGGCGTCGATCCGACGACTGCCATTGTCGCCGCCGGCGCCGAACTCGAGAAGAAAATTGCCGCCGCTAAAGCACAGATCGCTGATCTCGAGCGCGGAGTCGCCAATGCGCAGCGCCGCGTCACCGCCGGTCAGATTGCCGTCGGGGACGCTGAAGGCAAGGCGTTGGCCGACGCGACGGACAAGGCCCATCGCTGGGCCGACTTGCAGACCGCCATCCTGCGCGACATCGAAAAGATGCAGGGCGGAAAACTGGCACCGAACGCCGCACAGTTGGCCGAATCCTTCGAGCTGCTGAAGAAGGCGATCGACGACGCGGCGAGCGCCGGCGTAGGTTTCGATGCGGTCACGAAGCAATCCGACGCGCTCAATAATCGCCTTCGCGATGGCCAGATCAGCGTTCGCACCTACACGACCGAAATCCGCAAGCTGGCGAAGGCCCTGCAGGAGCAGGCCGACGCGGCAAAGGAAGCGGCGAAGCAGAACCCGAAGGAGCTATTCAAGCGCTCGGTGATCGGCGCCGAGGGCACGGGTCCCAACAAGCTGGGTTCGTCCGCAGCGGGGTTCGGGCAGTTCATGCCCTCGACGTGGCTGTCCTATTTCAACCGCCTGTTCCCTGACAAGGCCGCTCTATCCGACGCGGCCAAGCTCGGTTTCCGCAACGTGCGCGCGGTCGCAGACGCGGTGATCGACAAGGCCACGGACGACTATGTCGCGGTCCTGAAGAAGGCCGGCCAGCAGATCACCGCCGCCAATCTCTACACGGTGCATCTGCTCGGCTCGAAGGACGCCAAGAAGTTCTTTGCCGCAGCGCCAGGCACCGACACCAGCCAAGTCTTGAGCAAGCAGGTACTCGCGGGGAATCCGTTCCTGAAGGGCACGATAGCGACTGCCGCAGCAGCGATCGCCAAGCGGATCGGTGACAGCTCGGCCGCCGTCTCACAGGGTGCTGCGGCGATCGCGCAGTCGCTGGAGCAGGAGAAGGAGCGGCTGCGTCGGTTCATTGCCCAGCGGGAAGACCTCGAAGCGGGCGTGCTCGACGCGCGGCAAGACATGCTCACCTCGGCGGAGGACGTCGCCGCGTTCGAAAGCATGGCGGTCGAGGCCGCGCGCCAAAAGTACGAACTCAACGTCAAGGCGCTGCAGGACGAGGGGAAGCTGCTGCCCGAGGAAGCGGCCGAGTTGATCAAGCTCAACGACGAGCGAGCGAAGCTGCGCGACGAACTGGTCAAGCGGCGCGAGAATGAGCGCAAGTTCCGCGAGGCCGAGGAGCGCAACCAGCAGGCGCTTTCGGTCCAGTCGGCCGGGTTCCAGGCGCAGGCCGAAGTTCTGCAGGGCCAAGAGCAGCTGGCGCGCACCAGTCAGGAGCGCCGCGAAATCGAGCAGCGCCTCCTCGACCTGCAATTCGCCGAAGAGAAGATGCGCCTGCAATATCAGATCGCCTACGCCGAGCGGCTGGCAACGCAGGTCGGCATCAAGGACAGCGAGAAGCGGGAAGCCGAGGCGCAGGCTGCGATCGCGAGGATGAAACTCCAGACGCTCGACCAGCGCCATGCGCTCGCGACGACGGCCAACAATCAGACCAACGCCGGACCGATCCAGTCGTATCTCGACAGCATTCCGGACAAAGCGGCGGAGATCGACCAAGCGCTCGAGCAGGTCGCCGCCAACGGCTTGGCGTCGTTC